GTCGATCTCGTACACCAGGCCGACCTGGTCGACGGACAATCGCATCGTGCCGGAGGTGTTGCGGGCCAGCAGGTGCTCGTGATCGTACATGCCGCGGACGTCGTCCTCGGCGATCGCCTCGTCGAAGCAGCCGGGCATGATCCGCTCGACCCAGTCGTCCCAGAGTTTATACTCGGTGCGCGCGTCGGCCGCGTCGTAGAACACCGCGCCATAGCCGACGATCATTTGCCCGCCGCCGTCGGCTCGTTGCTGGACGCGGGCCTTGGCGCGGGCGGTGTTGGCGAAGCGACGGCGGATCTGTGGATTAGGCATCTGGTGGAATCTCCGAAAGGAAGATTGCCGCGGCGTCGGCCGCGAGCGAGGCGGGAAAGGTCTCGTCGAAAGTGGCGTTCCGTGCGACCGCTAGCGCCCAGTCCGCCACGTCGCCGATCTCGATCGACTCGCACGTCGCCGCGGCGATCGCCGGCAGGACGTCGCCGAGCATCTCGACGATGACGTCGCGATGTTCGGCCGCGAAGGTCTGACGCCAGGCGTCGAGCCGGTTGGCTTTCGCGGCGCGCTGGGCGTGCGTCAGCAGCCGCTTGCCAATGCGGCGGACGGTCGAGTCGAGCAGCGTGCGGAGTGCTGATTGCAATTGTGCCGAGCGGGCGGCGGCGTCGGGATCTTCTACCGGCGGGTCCGGGGCCGGCGATGGCGGTGACTCTTCGCCCGCGACGGCCATGTTCATCGGGCGAAGGAACTTGTAGCCTTCGCCGTCGTCTCGCGGATTGAGATCTTCCCACGCTCGCGTCTCGTCGGCGCTGAAGCGGCCGGCTTGGATTCCGGTGACCGCGATCGAATTGCGGGTCGAGGCGTCGGCCCACAGCAAAGCAGTGATTTGGAAGCGGATGACGTGCGTGCGTTGCCGCCGCTCGGACGTGGTGAGGAGCTTCGTGTTGAGCTGCGCTTGTGCTGGGATCAGCCAGTTCGACAGCGTGGTGTCGTGGAAGGCTTGCTTCGCGGCTTCCTCGGAGTTGTAGCTGACGCTGCCCTTGACTCCGAGCCGGCTCGGCGGCAGGGAGAACCAGCCGGCCACGTCGCGCCGCTTCTCGTCGTTCAGCTCGATCGTCTGTGCTTTGCTGGGGTCGACGGTGGTCTGGAAAAATTTGTAGCCGTCGCGCATGACGAAACTCTTGAAGGCTTTGTCGGTGCCTTTGCGTTGTTCCTCGAGCGCCTTCTCGATCTTCTTGCGGACCGGCTCTTGATAGCCTGGCGGCAGTTGCAGAACTCCCCCGACGTGCGCGCCGTTAGCGAAGAACTTGCTCGTGAATTTTCTCGCTGCGAGCTGCAAGCCGAAGTCGTGGCGGGCTTGATGAACCAGCTCCGGGGCAGCACCTTCCTTGTACGAGAGACCGCGCAGGTGCAAGACGTCTTCGTGGTGGAGCGGCTCGAGTTGGCCGTTCGTTTCGGTCATATACCAGAGCTGGCCTCTCACGCGAGCCGGCGACGTGCGGTCCGGGCAGAGATTGTATAGGCCGAGCAGCTCGCCCGTCGGCGACCAATCAGCCCAGATGTACCCGTTGTTGAACAACAGCGCCGAGACATACCAGCGGCGGAGCAACTCCAGGGCCGGCGTCTCGTCGTTGGCCAGGCCGTCGATGTCCAAGCAGCGCCCCACCTGGTGATCATGGTCGACGTCCTTGCCAGGCCCGGGCGATCGCCGCCTGTAGACTTTGATTGGGATCTTTGCACAGGCGCCGCTGATTTGCGAAATGGCATCCCACACGGGCGCGATCGACAGCGCTGACGTGGGCGTGATCCGCTCGCCGGCATCGCTCCTATGCGTCTGGCCGAAGATGTCTTCCCACACGTCGTCGTCAGCCAACTGAGACAAATTGGTCAGGTAATCGCGGCGGCGCTCGGGCGCGTGGCCGAAGTAGCGGGCGAGCCGGCCGAAGAAGGAGCCTACAGACATGGCGAGGTTTCCAGGGAGATGTTGCGGCCCCGGGGACGCGGCGCCGAAAGTAATTGCCAGAGATGTGCCGCCTTGGCTTCGGGCGTGGCGAACGTGTGGGCGCTCGGATCGCGGGCGGCCGCGAGTTCCCACGCGGTGATGACGTCGATCAGTTGCTCGCGACTGATCGTCAAGTTCTCTACACCCATTCGATATCCCCGTTGTCCTCGTATTCGAATTCCATCGCGGCCGCACCGGCCAGCGTCATGATCATCGCGGTGACTCCGTCCACTGTTTTATAGCAGCCTCGCTTACGTTTGATCGGCCGCTTGTTATTGTTCACGTCAGTCTTTGCGTGGACGTGGCCCATCTGCCAAGTGAGCACAGCGTGCCCGTTGTGCCGCAGTTTCTTGAGGATGATCAGCCGCTCCGCCGCTTTCATGGGCGGCGAGAATTCCATGATCGTCTGCGGGAATTCCTTGCGCTCGATGCCCGTGTGTGCGGAGATTTTTTGGGTGAGCCATTCGGCCTGGAACATGGGATCGAAGTAGAGGGCTTCGACTTCGAACACCTCGATCAACGCGACGGCTTCGGTGTAGACCTGCTCGAAGTCCACCGCGTCGCCTTCGGTCAGCGTGATCAATCCGGACTCTGACCAGGCTTGATAGGGCACTCGCGATTGCTGCTTTGCCGCCTCGGCACGCGGCAACCAAAAGAACGGCAGCACGCGAATCAACTCGTCGACTGCGCCGTCGGGGAACGCGAACACGAGGGACGTGGTGTCGTGATGCGTGGCACCGTCGAGCGCGGCGAAGCAACGCCGGCCTTTCAGGGTCTCCAGCGTGAAGGGCTCGTAGCAGTCGATCCGCGTTCGCTTCGCCGCCTTGCGTGCGGTCTCGCCGGCGTCCCATTTGGCAATGCCGCCGATCTCTGCAATCCACGAATCGACGCCGGTCGACCAGAGGCCGAGCCGCAGACGCAGCCAGGTGTCCCACTGCGTTGGGTCGACCTTTGCCGCTTCGTAATCCGCGCGGAACGTCGAGAGCTTCAGCGGGTGGGCGCGCGTCGAGCCGAGGGACTGGTTCGCCTTGAACCAAGTCTTTTCGTCGTGCGGATCGTCCGTTGGTTCCGCTCCGTAGATGCGGCCGTAGAACTGATGATCGACTTGCCGGCCCACGTCGATCGCCCGCGTCTTTTCGTGAAGGCTCCAGCAGACAGACTCCATCGAGTTGCCGGCCGTGGTGAAGCCGGCGAACAGTCCCTCCGGTTGCGAGGCGAGCGCCCAACGTAGTGTGTTGTAGAACTCGTTGCCAACCCAGCGGTGCAACTCGTCGGCGATGATGTGGCCGTTCACGCCGTCGGCCGACGCTGGGTCCGCGGCGAGGACGTTCCACACGTTGCGGCCGTAGGTGATGCATTGGAACCCTTCGAGCTTCTTGATGTCCGCGGCCGCGTTCAGTTCGCGGCTATTGCGGATTTGGTTGATGGCGTGTGTGTTGAGCCGCTCGGCTTGCTTCTTCGTCGTCGCGACTGTGTGTTGATTGATCTGCCGGCCGGCACTGTCGCCGAAAAACAGATAGTTGGCGACGACGGCGGCCAGCGGCGTCTTGCCGTTTTTCTTCGGTAGTTCTTCGTACCAATACCGAAATCGTCTAACGGGCTGGCCCCACTCTGGTGACTCACCGAGCCAGCCAAACACGCGACCACAATCGAGTCGCTGCCATGTCTGCAATTCGAACGGCTGGCCCGCGAACGCGCCTTCAGTCAAGGTCCCGTACTCTTTGACGAAATCAAAAAAGTGCTGAGCGCGTGACTCATCGAACCAGTAGCCGGCGAGCAGTGCCCGCTCGTCGGCCTCTTCGCCCGCGCCCTTGCGCAACCACGTCGACCAGCCGGCGGACTTCGCTTGCGACTTCAGCTCGATCAGCTTTGTCGACTGCCGCCGCTTCCGTCTCGGCTCGTTTTTTTTTTGCCCTAGCCACCAGGTCGCTCGTATTTCCGTGCGGCGAACGCGGCCACTTTGCCCGCCGGATCTTCAGCCGCCGGCACTCCCCCGCGCCGTCCGCTGCCGCGTCCATGTAGCTTCGCCAACGCCTCCGGCGTCAAGCCGAACCGTGCGCAGAGCGCGGAGAAATTCTGGAACGCCTCGTTGCGGGCGATCGCCACGGGAGACCGCTGTTCGTAGCCGGACTCCGTCGCGAAGGTGGCTTTCGTGGGATTGTCTTGTAGATAGAGCTTTGCCTCGAAATACACGTGCCACCAATCGCAGAGCGCCTCGAGCGATTCGAGATGCAGTGGCGTGAGCCACTGCATCTCGACGAGCAGCGGCGCGACTCGCGACCAGCACTCTCGCCCGTACTTCCCCAGCGTCCCCGGGGCTGACGGCGGCACGTCATACGGCCGCACGCTCAGCGGCTCCGGCTTGACTAGCTTCCTTCCCCGCTTGACCGGCGCCATAGACCCCCCACCCCAAAAACACGTCGATAAGTACGGAAGGC